CCAAATCAAGAAGTTTAATATTGATATGTTGAAAGACAGATGCGAGATAGATTCTCGCAAATCTCCAATGATAGTTGTGATTGGAAAGAAAGATACTGGGAAATCGTTCTTGGTTCGTGATATTCTTTTTAATACCCAACACTGTTTCCCTATTGGTACGGTGATTTCAGGTACGGAAGTTGCGAACGAGTTTTTCCAGCACATGGTTCCATCGAAACTGATTCATGACAAGTACAATCCTTCCATTGTGATGAACGTCATTAAGCGCCAGCTGGGCGTAAAGACGGCTCGAAACGAAGAGAAGAAACGGTCAGGCGGAAACTCGTCCACCGATCCTCGTGCTTTCCTAATTCTAGATGACTGTTTGTATGATGCTTCATGGATTAAGGAAGAGTCTACGCGCTACATTTTTATGAACGGTCGACACATTGATGTGATGACAATTATTACTATGCAGTATCCACTAGGTATTACGCCTAATCTGCGTACGAACGTAGATTTCGTGTTTATTCTGCGCGAGAGTATCGTGAATAATCGCCGACGTATATACGACAATTATGCCGGTATGTTTCCCACGTTCGAGATGTTTTGCCAATTCATGGACCAGTGTACCGAGAACTTTGAGTGCCTAGTAATTTGTAACGGTGTCCAGTCCAATAAGCTAGAAGATCAAGTGTTTTGGTACAAAGCTTCGGATCACCCAAATTTTCATTTATGTGACAATTCGTTGTGGGCAGACAACAAACCTTTTTCAAGCGCAATGTTGTCGCAGGACGAGTACTCTGCCGACACGATGCGCAAGAAATCTAATAGTCCTTGGGTCCACGTTAAGCAGCAGGGCAAGGATAAACATTGAGACCNANNGTNGTNAAGAACTGGGTTTGNGCGCCCATAATGTAATGTAGGATCTCGCCCGTAACAAATGTAGCCAATAAAGTTACCCAGAACTCTGTGTTAAACACGTAAGCTAACAGTATTGCGAGCAGAACTGTTCCAACACTGTCAACGACCGCAAACCCCATAAAACGAGTACTGTGTGCGCCCTGCCGGGGCTTTCCGAAAATGAAAGCGTATGGGCAACTCATTATATACTACTTAGAGATCACGAGGAGCGCCACCTTCAGCAGGGTGAACGTTATCTTCAATGGCGCGACCAATATCCGACGTATCGGCCACACCGGCATCCGCCTTGGCATCCTCCAGATTCTTCTTCCGCCGCGCCTCGTTCTCCTTCTTCTGAGTCTCAATACGCTGAGCCTTCTCCTCCTCAAAGAAGATCTCGCGGTTCACCTCGTTCTCCTTGTACCGACGCATCATCTCGTTCAGCTCCTTCTCGGCATACTCTACCTCGGGCATCATGTTCTCAGAGGGATCCCATGGCAGCCACGCACCGACCTTGCCGATATAAAGGTTGTCATTCGGGTAACGGCGCTGGAGAACTTTGGCGTACGTCTGGCACTCCTCGAGGTTGGCAAACACGCGACGAAGCTTGACACCACGGACATTGGTCTGGAACTCTACCTTCTCGTTGAACTGAGCCTCAACCTCCTTCTCGTTCTTCAGGAGAAAAACCTGATACTGTTCGTGGACATCGGTCTTCCGGACCTCCTCCTCGTGGACCTTCTTGAAATCCTCCATATCCTTAAAAAGATCATCGATCTTGATGGAATATTTCTTGGAAACGTATGCCATCAGGTGCTCCAGTCCCTTGACCTTCCAATCGTAAGCCATCCACTCAATAAACTTCTCGTTGTAAAACTCCGTCTTCTGCTTAACTACCTTCTCAGGCGAAATGAAGGATATAATGCAGTAGCGCTGCGTGGGGATTTCAGGGTCCTCTTCGAGGTAATCAATCACGGTTCCGTCGGTTTCCTTGGTGGGTAGAGTTTCACGGGGCATTTGTTTACTGTAGTCTCAACGTGTTAAAGTCGTTAATTCTAACGAGTTCATACTTTAGTGTTTGGTTTGCATTGCCCAATACCCTTAGTTTGTTGCATCATGATTGGAGCTGGACAGTTTTTGCAAGGACATTGGGTGTGATCGTATCCTAATACATGACCTATTTCGTGTGAAACCATATACTGACGATAATTGTCCAAGCCAAGTTTGCTCTTCGGAGCACCATTGTACCATCGCTCGGCGTTTAACCAAACTTTTTTACCTCCTAGTTCGGCACATGAAAGCTTCCCGTCCAACCCACAATTCTTATCAATTGTCGATTGAGATGATAAGTGAATTGTGACATCTTGATTAAAAGAAACTGGTTCAAAAAAGTACCCCTTCTTTGACCATCCATCTGGATCATTGAGATAAGTCACAACATAAAACTCAGTCTGGGCTGGTGGATTAGAGTACTTTGATTGGACATCGGGATCAACTATAACTTTGACTCGAATCCTCATTGTCCTTCGTTCCCAATAATTTCTCTGTCCTTTTCTATAAAAATGCCCGAGCAGAAGTCTGTAGCCGCCCCTGCTGGTGTTGATGTTAGCGACCTTGTGTCTCGCGCAGTGAAGTACGGTCTGGAGGGTCTGGCCGTAGCCATTGCGGCTTACCTCCTCCCCGGCAAGGGTCTCAAGCTGTCCGAGATCGGCATGATTGCCCTCGTTGCCCTAGCCACGTTCGCCATCCTCGATATCTATGCCCCCTCTGTCGGCTNGTCGGCGCGTACGGGTGCCGGCTTCGGTATTGGCGCCCACCTCGTCGGCTTCCCTTAAACACCTAAACTAGACCAAAACTACTTAATTAAAAACTGAAACCGGCAATTAAAAAGTTGCCATTTTCAGGCTATGTATAGTGAATGAATTATGTTCAATCAAACATCATCTGTGTAAAGATCTCCATAATCGTATCCCGCTGAGCGTTTGTAAAACCTCGCTGAACGAGGATACCTGATACCTGGTGTTCAAGATGAACTTCAAATTGGAGAAGGCAGTCGCCGGCCGTAAATTCTACAACCGTCCATCCGTGAACTCCATCAGGAAGATTGCCAACCACTGGGAAATGATCGGCTGTCACCTTCTCTTGAACATCCGACACGACGTTGTGAATATTACGCATCTTTGTGATTCAAAATATTGGCGTCAGTAGATTCGTTTTTGTTTACATGGTAATCACCAAACATCACAAATGAGGAATCTAGTTTACATGACCGTGTTTCGAAACTCTGGGTATATAGATTTACTGGCTTTGCTGTTGAAGACTCTAAAACTTCGGGGGTGTTTTAATACTGAAACCACTGACCTTCTTCTTATAACTCATCCGTCAATGAACGACGCAATTGGTGAAAAGATAATGCCAATAGGATTTTATATTAATTTCTGGTATCTTGATTTTGAACAATTAATGGACGCTGCTCGTGCTCGCTTGTTCATTTTTGATTACCCGTATATCGATAAATACGACAAGATTCTGTATCTTGATACTGATATTCTTATTAGTTCGGATATCAACAAGATACTTGATATACCGATTGAACGTGATATTCTGTACGTAGGGCCCGAAATGACTTTAAGTTCTGAATTCCATGGTGGATGGCTCTACGGCAATAACTATCCTGACGTTGATATGTCGAAGCCAGCGTTCAGTTCAGGAATCTTGTTTTTCCGCAACTCTCAAAAAGTCAAGGATATGTTTTATGCTACAAATGCACTTATTCACGAAGAACTAGTTATAAAAGGTAACGGACCTCCGTCATGTTTAGACCAGCCGTTTATCGTCTTTAATGCTGCTATTCGGAATATGTATAATACTACTACGATAGATCAGTTTATACGCGGTGGCCGATCACATTCGTGTGTTGACGAAAACGCAATCATATATCATTTCGCCGGTGATATTGGTCATTCAAACAATAAAAAGGAATGGATGGATGTGTTCATAGAAAAAATAATTGATTTTAAACCAAGCACTCTAAGTAGTTAATGTATCAAAAAGCAAAAATTCCTAAAGCTTTGAGAGAACAAGTTTGGTTATCCAAATTTGGGAAAAAGTATGAGGCTAAATGTTTTACGCCGTGGTGTCAAAACCGTATAACGGTGTTTGATTTTCAGTGTGGTCATGATATTCCAGAGTCTAAAGGTGGTCCGACGGTATTATCTAATCTATACCCTATTTGTGCTAGGTGTAATACATCAATGAGCAATGTGTATACATTTGAGCAATGGGCACAAAAAGGTGTAAAACGGAAATTTTGGCTTCTTTGTTTCTGTGGAGGTATAACATGCCAGCAACCGTTCGCTATAACGGAAAATGGTTCTCCATCATCTCCAAGCCTTACGAGCCCGAGCGACAAACCTATCAAGTAGCGTGGATACAGATCTTGGAAAGTGTGACTCCAGAAGAAGCGTATCGTAAATACTTTGAAGTATTGAGGAAAGAGTCAAAACTTTTATGCCCATCATTTAGACAAGATGAGTAGTGTAATCACGGTTGTGATTATTTCAACTATTGTAGTTCTAGTTGTCATATTAGGACTTCGAGCGTATACTGGAATTTGGCCGGGTGCTAAAATTATTCAGCAGAAACCGGTAGCTCAAGATAAACCTACCCCCGATACACCTATTGAACCTGGGATTGTAAAATTCATGTTTTTCTTTGCGTCGTGGTGTCCTCACTGTAAAGACGCTGAGCCGGAAGTTGCGTCCTTCAAACAGTTAGTAGAAACCAAGAATTATACGTACGGAGGTCATCGTGTAATATTTGAGAATGTGAATGCGTATGCGGATAAAGGTAAGGCAGCACTGTACAAAATTACAGCGTACCCTACCATAAAAGTCGAAACGGCCGACAAAATGTACGAAATGTCTGGTAAACCTACAGTTGCGAACTTCCGCGCGTTCCTTGTTTCGGTTCTAGGTGCCGAGAAATCGGGATAAATCCGTGCTGGCCTTTTTCAGAATATCTGGAACATCGAATTTCGATAAATCTGAAGTGCTGTGCAAATTCGGGTAATGAAGTTGTAAAGTACATGCCTTCTTCACTTGTTTGTAAAAATTGTAAGCTACCATAGTGTACATATCATGGACATAAGATATGGGAGACATGGTCTCAACTGAGACGGGAGTGAACTTATTATCCAAATTTCGATGTTTCAGTGATAAACATAATGCGTTAGTTAAATCAGGAATATATTTGTCTACCGAGGGCACAAACAGGTCTCCGTCGACATACACTTGATTATAAAGAATTTGGGGTCTGAAAATACCGGGGATACAGCACGAACATTTCACAGCGTCTAAAACTGGAACGTTTTTTGAAAAAATTGTGGGTTTACCTTTTGTCAAATTAGAAGCCAAGATGTATAACGGCATTTTGGCATCACCAATAACTTTCGTGCGCAAATCTACGCCTTTTGTCAAGAACATGTTTATCAGCGAGGTTTCAAGTACGTCCATGGGAAACACACCTTTCATAGAAATCATTTCAGGTAATTTGGAGTAATCGGGTTCAGGAATAAACGATGACATTTTGAATGCTTCTTCGACCCCCAAATCCAACGGCAACCCAAAAGCAATATACGTTCCAACAATCGCTCCAACTGAAACGCCATACACACCATCGGGAAATACTAATTCTTGATGTCGCGAAAGTTCTCGAAGAGCGCCAATGTATAGTATACCTTTCATACCTCCACCACCTAATCCAAGAGTGCGGAACGGCAGAGACATTCTTATAGTAAGAGTAAGCAGAGATGTTGCGTGCGCGTGACGTATGGGATGAACAAGAAGAACGGCGCGCGAACCGTATGGCCGCAATGACACCAATCATCGCCCAAATTCAAGCCCAGATTAGGCGACAAGCAGTTCACAATTCTGATGCCCCATATATTATTTACCCCGTTCCCACGTATGTGTTTGGGTACCCGCTCTTTTCTCTGAAAGAGGCACTAGATCATCTAGTTGCGGAGTTTTCGAAAGCTGGGTACTGGGTTTGGGTCGTAGAACAGAAGAACCTTGTGATTTCGTGGATAAAACCAGTGAAAACTCGCGACGGAAATAGACAGATTCTAGCCACAAATTACCGCCCGCAAATATACGGCGAGACTTTTATGCCTCAGAATAGATAATGGATATTCACGAATTATTTGGAGGAACGATGAATATTGTTATCCTTGCTGTGTTTTATACTTTGATAGGTCTTCTAATGTCGCTTATACTGTACCACTTATTCGATGACTGTGATAAAGATTGGAAGAGCCAACCTCTAGCATATCAGGCCGGAGACATTACACTAGAACTGGGAATTATAGGAACAATCGCATTCTGGACAACAGAAATAACACGGGGGTGGGCTCCTATTTTTCCAATAGCTAAAGCTTTAGATCTCCAAATTGATACGTATGTTTCAGGTCTGTTTTTCGCATACGCCATGTTCTTGTTCCTAGAACAGCTAAGTGAGAAAGTGAAGTTTCTGTACAAAGAACATGTTCACACCCATATTGTACGCTACATTCCTCCAAACTGGTCAGTCATGAAATCGCTATTTGCCTCGCGTAAAACGAATCAGAAAAAGGATAGTGCTGAAACATACTAAAATGAACTGTAAACACGAGCTTGTAATTGATGAAGGTGAGCATGTATGTACGTTATGTGGAACAATGATGGGTCGAATTATTGATGAAGGCGCCGAATGGCGGAACTACGATCAGGGAAAAGATGAAGGCCGAACAGGCTTTACAACATCCGATCTTCTCCCTGAATCGTCCTACGGATCTGTAATGTCTTTCAAAGGACTTACAGCCAAAGACGTGAAACTGAAAGCGATCCAGCGTTTATCTTGCTGGTCGCTTTCCTCCAATTCCCAGCGTTCGTGGATGAGTATATTTGATGCTATCCAGTTATCATGTAACCACGCGGGTCTGCCAAAATCTATCGTGATGGACGCTTGTGGACTGTATAAACAACTCGAAGATGCTCAGAAAGTCAGGGGGGAAACTCGTCGAGCAATGATGGGCGGAGCAGTATTTGTGGCATGTCGCAATAACGGGGCGCCACGTAGCCACGAGGAAATTGCCAAGATGTTTCTCGTGAACATCAGATCTCTGTGTAAAGCTATTACGAATTTCGAAGTAACCAACAATACGGTTCTACAAACCGAGATTGGCATTGCTGAGAGATTATGTGCCGCACTTTCGCTGAATGATGACCAGCGCCAGAAAATACTGGATTTGTTAGTTGACATTTCCAAAAAGTCCGAAGACGATTTTGAGCATACACCCAAGACTATTGTGGCTGGGGTGGTTGCCCATATTATGGGACTAAAAACCAAAACTCAAATGAAAGTTGTGTCGGACGCTTCAGGCGTCTCGTCTCTATCAATTCATAAAATTGTGGGTAAGCTTTTGAGCGCTTAGTATATCAATACACATAAACGTAAATTCAACTTAATTTTTCATTATGGGACTACGTACATGAATGTACGAGTTGTAGGATTGTACAGTACCTGATAATATCCTTCTGGGGTAGAACTTACCTGAGTCATTGCGATTCCTAACGGAGTTGTACCAACGACAGGGAGAACGCGCCGAGATGCAATACCCCGATCAGACGTGTCTGAGAAAATACTGTTTCCAACACCCGTCCAAGTTATACCGTCATAACTGTATGCGATTGTATTTGCTCCATTACCAACTGCTACCCAAACTGAACCATTCCAAGCTATAGCGTAAGCATTACTGTCGAATACTGTAGTTCCTAAACCAGTCCAAGATCGTCCATTCAAACTTCTGGCGACAGTATTTGTGCCCTGTCCAACAGCTATCCACTGAGCACCGTTCCATGCCACACCTAAGCCATAATCAGTAAAAATGCTTGTACCAATTCCAGTCCAAGTCAGTCCATCACTACTATGCGCTAAAGAATTCGTACCCTGCCCAACAGCTACAAAATCCGTCCCATTCCATGCGACAGAATAACCGTTTGTCGAAAATGTAGTTTTCCCAAGGCCAGTCCAATTTGTTCCGTTGTACGAATATGCTAATGTATTAGTCGAGGTACTACCATCATATCCTGCTGCGACCCATAATGTACCATTCCATGCGAGTCCAGTGCAGTTACCGTTAAAAATCTGATTTGAGGCTGCGCTCCAGTCTATTCCATTAAGTGAATAGAGAATGGTAGGACCTGAACCTGCTAGATTACCTCCGCCAGCTACCCACATTAATCCATTCCATGCAACACAGTACCCGACAATAAATAGCCCATCAGATCCAACTCCGGACCAGTTAATTCCGTTCTCACTGTACACAATACAACGTGTGCCTTGACCAACCGCTACCCACTTCTCTCCATTCCATGCTACTCCATACCCAGCTGTTGTCAAGGCGTCATGTCCATTTCCTATCCAATGAATGCCGTCATACGTGTATGCTAAAGTGTTAGTTCCTTTACCACACGCGACCATGAAATTCTCGTTCGCATTGCTTTGCGAACTGAGTCCAGTAGGACCAGCGGGTCCTGTAGCGCCAGTGTCACCAGTAGGTCCCGCCACACCCGTGTATCCAGTGTATCCAGTGTATCCAGTGTATCCGGTAGGTCCAGAAGTTAATGGTATTTGAACAATTTCAAATGTGTCAGGATCATATCCTAGTCCAACGGTTGTCATACTCGGGGTCGAAGGGCGTCGAACTGGGGTTACGTAGAACGATGCTGTTTGACCACTTACTCCTGAAACTAGTTGTCCAGTTGCATTCAATATAATCGTATTATCGGCTTGAGTATCTGCTCCTGCATTCGAACCTATGGCTATAGAATTTAACCCTTGCCCCGTAGCACCTGCGCTATTCCCGATCGCAATACCGCGCTGATTGTATTGACCCGCAAACAACCCAATAGCAATACCTACCTGATTAAATTCGCCTGCGTATGTCCCTATCGCCACCGAATTTTCAATTTGACCAGTATATCCGGCACAAGCTCCAACAGCTATAGCATTTTCGTTCTGACCATACGCTCCAGCAAAAGATCCTATTGCAACTGTAGAACCACCCTGCCCAGTATATCCGGCATAATTTCCAATGGCAACGACTGGATCATATATGCTAGTCGTACCCGCATTTGTTCCAATAGCCACGGATCCCGCCGAAAGATTTTTACCAGCATTCTGACCGATATGAACGGCGCTCGATCCTACGTCCCATTTACTCCTTGACGAATTCCAGTACACGTAATCGCTGTAATTCGTGCCTGTTGGAGTAAATGATCCGGTAGGTCCTGTAGGTCCTGTTGCTCCTGATCCACTTGGGCCAGTTGCTCCAGTGACTCCAGTTGCTCCAGCCGCTCCAGCGGCACCAGCAGCGCCGTTAGTTCCAGAAGCACCAGTAGGGCCAGTAGGGCCAGCCGCACCGGCCGTACCATTTAGTCCGTTAGTTCCAGAGGCACCCGTAGGTCCTGTACTACCTAAGCCAGTAGCACCTGTTGGACCTGTAGGACCAGCTCCTGAAGCTCCGGTAGGACCTGTACTACCTAAGCCAGTAGCACCTGTTGGACCAGTAGGACCAGCTCCTGAAGCTCCGGTAGGACCTGTACTACCTAAGCCAGTAGCACCTGTTGGACCTGTAGGACCAGCTCCTGAAGCTCCGGTAGGACCTGTTGGACCTGTTATACCAGACCTAGACGATCCAGAACTGATTGGTGACGTACCCACATAAGGAAGTACGCGTCGAGAAGCTACATTAGTCCCATATGTTGAAAAAATTGTTTTTCCGCGGCCTGTCCAAGTAATACCGTCTGGACTAGTTGCAATTGTATTTGAAGCACCGTTACCCACTGCTACCCATAAAGACCCGTTCCATGCTACACCAAGACCACTTGTTGAAAAAATTGTTTTTCCGCGGCCTGTCCAAGTAATACCGTCTGGACTAGTTGCAATTGTATCTGAAGCACCGTTACCCACTGCTACCCATAAAGACCCGTTCCATGCTACACCATGACCATTTGTTGAAAAAATCGAAGTACCAAGTCCCGTCCAATTAGTACCGTCTGAACTATATGCAATCGTGTTTGTACCATTGCCCACAGCGACCCATAAAGATCCGTTCCATGCTACACCATAACCATTTGTTGAAAAAATCGAAGTACCAAGCCCACTCCAAGTAATGCCGTCGGTGCTAGTTGCAATAGTGTTTGTATCATTGCCCACTGCTACCCATAAAGACCCGTTCCATGCTACACCATAACCATTTGTTGAAAAAATTGTTTTTCCACGACCAGTCCAAGTAATACCGTCTGGACTAGTTGCAATTGTATCTGAAGCACCGGTACCCAAAGCAACCCATAAAGACCCGTTCCATGCCGCTTCACGCGGTGTTCCACTTGTAAAAGGATTAGAACCAACACTTATCCAGTTAATTCCGTTTGTACTAGTTGCAATAGTGGTGGTGCCGGGACCAGAAGCAAGCCATACCGAGCCGTTCCATGCTACTCCCAGTCCACCATAACCACCGTCAAAAAATGTACTTCCCGCTCCAGTCCAAGTAATGCCGTCGTAACTGTATGAGATAGTGTTTGTACCATTTCCAACAGCTACAGTGAAATTTTCAGTTAATAGATTCGCCGAGCCGCCACCTCCAGCAGGCCCAGTTGGACCTATTGCGCCAGTAGCACCAGTAGCGCCCGTAGCTCCTAACCCCGTAGCGCCAGTAGCGCCCGTAGCTCCTAACCCCGTAGCACCAGTAGCTCCCGTAGCTCCCGTAGCTCCTAACCCCGTAGCACCTGTAGCACCTGTAGCTCCCGTAGCTCCTAACCCCGTAGCACCAGTAGCACCAGTAGCTCCCGTAGCTCCTAACCCCGTAGCGCCAGTAGCGCCCGTAGATCCAAAACCAGTGGGGCCTGTAACACCAGTAGCACCTACAGCACCAGTGTACCCAGTGTACCCAGTGTATCCTGTACGGCCAGTTGCGCCAGTTGCGCCAGTTGTTCCTGTCGCGCCTCCGCCTCCGCCTCCGCCTCCTCCGCCAGCCGGTCCAGTCGGACCAGTTTGTCCATAGTAGTAAGGAAGTCCGTTCCAGCCCGTTAATCCGGTTCCTAGTTTCATCAAGCCTGAATCGGTCTCATAACCGAACTCGCCTTGAGCAAGAACTGGATTAGTGCTTGTCCATAGTGCGGCTGTACCACGCCGCAGCTGGAATTGGATGTATGGCATTATTAATAACAAAGAAAGACGTTACGCCGCAGAACCACAATCGAATACAGGTCCCGCCGAATATACTGTTGACGGGTCGCCACCATCAAATCCAATCGACGTTACCGGTCCGGCAGGACCCGTCGGACCTGTTGCTCCATTACCTCCTCCGCCGCCTCCACCTCCACCAGCTGGACCAGTGGCACCGACACTCGCCATTAATGCCCAATGGAGTGGAGTTACGGCTGGGTCAAGTTCATAATCGCTTGTAGTGGAATAGTATACGTAAGACGACCCGTTCGACGACACGACATCATTCAAAGTGTAAACAGTACCTCGAGACCATGCTCCTTTGAATGTGAATCCTGGTCCTGTGTATCCAGTATAACCCGTTGGACCGGTTACACCTGCTGAACCCGTGTAACCAGTAAAACCAGTGAAACCCGTAGGACCAATTAAACCAGATGGACCCGTTGAACCAGTTGCACCAGCAGAACCCGTGTANCCAGTATATCCAGTACTTCCGGTGTANCCNGTNTAACCTGTAGAGCCGACTGGACCAGTTGTACCAGTGTATCCNGTTGTTCCAGTTGTAAATACTGACCAGTGCGAAGGGTATAGTGATGGATTTAATCCATAATCGCTGTACTCNGATGTGTATATGTAGCTAGATACTCCATAAAACACAACATCGTTTTTGTAATATACTGTTCCCGTAATGCCGTATGTGCCCGTACTACCGTTCCACGTTCCTCTGAACAAGAACCCGGGTCCAGTGTATCCGGTATATCCTGTGTAACCGGTGTATCCGGTGTAACCAGTGTATCCGGTGTATCCTGTGTATCCCGTGTAACCGGTGTATCCCGTGTATCCTGTGTAACCCGTGTAACCTGTGTAACCAGTGTACCCTGTGTAGCCAGTGTAACCAGTGTAACCCGTGACTCCAGTGTAACCTGTGTACCCTGTAGCGCCAGTGTAACCAGTGTAACCCGTGACTCCAGTGTATCCGGTGTACCCTGTAGCGCCAGTGTATCCGGTATAGCCTGTGTATCCAGTGTAACCAGTGTATCCCGTAAAGCCAGTGTAACCAGTAAAACCAGTGTAGCCTGTGTATCCAGTGTAGCCCGTGTAACCTGTGTAACCTACAGCAACAAATAGTGACCAGTGCAGCGGCGACTGATCAGGGGGATTTTCTTTAGACGGGGTTGGGAAAACTCCGATGAATGTTGAGTAGTTGTATGTTACAACATCGTTGTAGTAGTACATCGTAGGGGATGCCCATTGACCGCGGTATACGAAGCCAGGTCCAGTATATCCTGTGAAACCGGTATATCCCGTGTAACCTGTGTATCCGGTGTATCCTGTGAAACCCGTGTAACCTGTGAAACCAGTGTAACCTGTGAAACCAGTGTATCCCGTGAAACCCGTATAACCTGTGTAACCCGTGTATCCTGTGTAACCCGTGTATCCTGTGTANCCNGTGTATCCGGTGTAACCCGTGTAGCCAGTGTAGCCTGTGTAACCGGTGTAGCCTGTGTAACCAGTATAGCCCGTGTAACCAGTGTANCCAGTGTATCCGGTGTAACCTGTGTAACCTGTGTATCCAGTGTATCCAACGGCAACAAATAGTGCCCAATGCTCGAACGCAAGATCAGGAGTAGTTTCATCAGTATCAGTGATGTGAGAAGTATAGATGTATGTCGAGTATTTGTAGGTCACAACATCATTAAAACTGTAATAAAAAGTCTTATCCCAGTCGCCACGGTACACAAACCCAGGACCTGTATACCCGGTAAATCCAGTATAACCAGTGTATCCAGTGTATCCAGTGTATCCAGTGTATCCAGTATAACCCGTGTAACCAGTGTATCCAGTAAAGCCAGTGTATCCAGTAAAGCCAGTGTATCCAGTAAAGCCAGTGTAACCGGTGTAACCAGTGTAACCAGTGTATCCTGTGTAACCGGTGTACCCAGTGTAACCGGTGTATCCAGTGTATCCAGTGTAACCAGTGTAGCCAGTGTAACCTACGGCAACAAAGAGCGACCAATGAGTCTGGCCAGCTTCGTCTGGAAGAACGTTATTGTCGGAAACATGGGTGATGTATATGTATGTTGAATACTTGTAGGTCACGACGTCATTAAACTTATAGTACGTACCAGCGTCCCAAGCACCTTGGTACACGAACCCAGG